CTTTAAACACAAACACTAGCATTGACAGTAACGGTAACTTAGACACTGATCCTGATTATGATGCAGCTGGAAGTAATCGTCCAAACAGTCCTGGAACTTTTGATGCTATTATTGATCCTCAAAAAGTTTATCCTGGACACGGTATGCAAAATGTAACTGTTGGAGACAGATTCTTAATTGTTGAAGATATTGGACACGTTGATAATCAAGATGGTCCAGATGCATGGAAATCTAGCGGTGGAGCAGATTTTGTTGCCCGTGCAAATGACATTATTGAATGGACTGGAACACAGTGGAATGTAATTTTTAACAGCAGTCAAGAATCTGATACCCTTATATATCAAACGAATATATACACTGGAGTACAATATGTGTGGAACGGTGTATATTGGACCAAATCGTTTGAGGGTGAGTACAGGGCAGGTTCATGGAGACTAGAGTTGTAACAGATCGTATAGTTTGTAGCGGAGCATTATTCTACGCTAAATCTACACGAAGAATTTTACTGTTACAAAAAGCCAACGGCAAACATCAAGGAACTTGGGGACTGGTAGGCGGAACAAACCTACAAAAAGAAAACCCTTGGCAAGGACTACAACGCGAAGTCCAAGAAGAAATTGGTTCTTTTCCAGAAATCATCAAAACTATACCTTTAGAAACATTTGTTTCAAACGACAAAGTCTTTAATTTCCACACTTATCTTTGCGTTACAAACAACGAATTTGTACCAATACTCAGTGAAGAACATAGTGCGTGGGCATGGATTAATATAGATACTCCGCCTAAGCCGTTGCATCAAGGTTTAAGAAATAGTTTTAGCAACAAAACAATTAGAACAAAATTACAAACAATCTTTGATTTAGTGGAGTTAATATAATGTATTCGATGATTCAAGAACAATCGCCGAATGAGCCGTATGCGTGGGCAACTAATATTTTTAGTCCTGAAGAAATTGATCTTATCTTAGATCTTGGAAAATCTTTACCTCAAGAAGAAGGTGGTGTTAATAATACAGGTGTTGCAAAATTAGAAACACGCAGAAGTAAAATTTCTTGGATTTGTCCTGCCCTAAATACTGAGTTTATTTTTCATAGAATTTCTACTGCTATTCAAAAAATCAATAGAGATTTTTATAATTTTGAATTAACAACAATGGAAGATATTCAATTTAGCGAGTATGATGCCAGTTATCAGGGCATGTATCGCAATCACACTGATGACGGCTTCGAAGAGTTTAGAAGAAAAATTAGTTTTAGTTTGCAATTATCTGATCCAGAAGACTATGACGGCGGCGACTTGTTGATATATCGATTTAAATTAGACAATCCTTTTGAAGTAAAACGAGAAAAGGGACTGTTATCTATATTTCCAAGCTGGACTATACACGAAGTTACGCCAGTGACTCGTGGAACTAGATATACTTTAGTAGGATGGTGTCATGGACCGCAATTTAGATGATATAAGATTTATTACACTTTGGCCAACACATTTAATGATGACAACCTTGTTGGCCGATCCAAGCAATATGATACAAGAAGTTTATAAACTTGCCAGTAGCCCTAACACTATAAAAAAATCAAACTATGGCGGTTGGCAAAGTGAAACCAACTTATATGAAAATGAAATTTTCAACCCCATATGCAGTCATGTTGCAGATTTATGCACTAGAGTTTTTGATGTAAAAGGTACTAAGTTTCATCAAATGTGGGCTTGTATTAATAAGAAACATGATCAAAATTTAATTCATTCTCACAGTAATGCATTTAATTTATCTGGAGTATGTTATCTTAAAGTTCCACAAGATTCAGGTAGCATAGTTTTTAGAGATCCTCGTCCAGGATCTGTTCATGCGCCCGATAGAATTTTTAACTACGGTGATAGTGAATACTTTGTTCCTTTTGATAATATGATTATTTTGTTTCCTTCGTATCTTGAACATTTTGTATTGCCTAATAGAAATGACGAGGATCGCATATCAATAAGTTTTGATATAACATTGGAAAGATAATGTACCTAACAAATAAAGTTATTATTGTTGAAAATTTTTATAAAGATCCTGACATGGTTAGAAATCTTGCCTTAAATCAAGAATTTTTACCTGAAAGTCATCCTGAAAGATTTGGTAACTGGCCTGGACGTCGATCAAAATTTATCAACGATATCAATCCTCGACTTTGCGAAGAATTTAGAGACAGTTTAATGCACAGCTTACTTGAAGGTGTGCCCACAAATTATAATTGTTATTTTGAAACTAATTTTCAATTATGTTATGAAACTGACGGTGATTCCTGGATACACTACGACTTCGATCCTAAAGATTGGGAAATCACGCATGTTGGAGTAGTGTATCTTAATCCAAATCCTCCACCTAATTCTGGTACTTTAATATATGATTTTAACAAAGAGTATGAACAAGAATTTTTAGAATATTCAGAAAAACATAATCATATATGGAGGAAACTAAACAGAGATCAAGACAGTAAAGAATTTAATCGTTGGTGGACTTTGAATTTATCTGTTGAAAACAAGTATAATAGAGCTGTATTGTATTCACCTTCTGTATGGCATAAATCTGATCGTTACTTTGGTAATGATAAAGATTCAGGGCGTCTAATACAGCCATTTTTTTGTAATATAAAGTATTCGTCATGAAAAAATTAGCAATATTTGGAGATAGTTTTTCAGAACCAACATGGGCTAAAAATGAAAAATATCTTGCATGGCCGGAACTTCTAACTGCTAATTTTAAAATTACAAATTATTCATTAAGCGGATCTAGTTTATGGTGGTCTTATAAACAGTGGAAGAAAGACCACCATACAAACGATTATAACATATTTGTAATAACAATACCGGGAAGAATTTATGTTGAGTCGTTGGATCGACACTTAAATGTTAATCCTACAACATGGCCAAGATGGTTTGGAATTAATTTTGGCGAATTGTGGTTTAAGTATTTCTATTCTGAAGAAAGAGAAAATGCATTTCATAATTTTATGTTAGAAGACATCCTAAAATCTAGTAATACACTTGTAATACCAGCATTTCTTGAAAGTATGCCTGGAATTAATTCCGTTTCGCTGTGTCATCTTGCCGATTTAGAAATGTATCACTACGGCCTAACTCATGCGGGTAATAACGAAAGAAGAAAATGTCATTTGACAAAGGAAAATAATTTAGTTGTATATGAAAAAATTTTAAATGCATTCGATCAAAAAGAAAAAATTTTAAAATTGTATCAAACTGATTTCAAAGTTCCTCAAGACGACTTGTCTTATTATTGGTATTAATATGAAAGATTTTGTTGTTATTAAAGAATTTGTTGATAAAGATCGTTGTTACACAATGGCTAATAAACTTGACAATCTTTATAAAGAAAACTTATCGTTACCACCAGATAATCAATGTATTATTAGCCCAGCGTTTTATGGAATTTTTAATGACGAGGCTTTAGAATTTTTACCTGCAATTGAAAAAATAACAGGAAAGAAACTGTTTCCAACCTATACCTACGCTAGAATATATCAAAGAAATGAAGTGTTGTTACCACATACTGACAGAGAAGAATGTGAGTTTAGTTTTACGTTAACTTTAAAATATGACACTGATGTATGGCCATTTTTTATACAAACTAAAGATGCCACAACAGAAGAAATCTTATGCGAAGGCGATATATTAGTTTACAAAGGAATAGAAAATTTACACTGGAGAATGCCATTAAAAACTAATTTTCAATACCAGGCATTTTTTCATTATGTTGATCAGCAAGGTAATTATGCAAATAAAAGATACGATGGCAGAGCAGAGTTTGCTACTAGTAATCAATCAATTGAAGAATTAAAAAGGAAGAAACATGTATTATAACGATGAATACAAATATTTGGTAGTCAATATTCCAAGTGTAGCTGCAAATGTAGAAAACATGAAAAGAATTACACAAATAGGTGTAGAAAAGTTTAAAAGAAAATTTAATCAAATAAATCACAACGTTAAAAACGACAATATCACATGGCAATTTACAAACTATAATGTTTACGGGCTATGTTGTTGTAATGAATGGTTTTATGACATGTATGTTGCACAAATAAATGCTATACGTGAGTATTTTAAACTAACTAATACTCCAACACCTCGTCAGTTATGGTTACAATCTTGGATAAACAGTCATACTCCAAATCAAGTACTTAAATCTCATAACCACGATTGGCCTTGGCATGGTTATATCAGCATAGATCCAAAAAATACCTATACTGTATTCACAGACAAACCAAACGGTACTGAACTTTATAGAATAAAAAACGAGCCTGGTAACATTTATATTGGGCCTGGTTACAGATTTCATCATATAGAAATTGTAGAGCCGTTTGAAGGTGAGCGAGTTACTTTTGGGTTCGATTTAGAATGCACTGACAGGATTATGGATAACATGGGTTTTGTTCCAGTAATACTCTAAACACTAAAAAAACAAGTTAAATACTACCTTAACGGAGCACATATGGATAAAAAATTAGAGATTTTTTGTGTTGAAAATGCAGCAACACCTGATGTTTTTGCAAACTTGTCATCTGACTTAGATAAAGATATTTGGAGATTTGGGGTCGCTGAGCCAACGTATGCATGGGAAGTCGAAGACCCAAAGCCAAAATGGTGGTGCGATTTAGTAAAAAATCGGTGGCACGAAACACTAGTAACAAACATTATTGATAGGCTAGAACAAATTGATCCAAACGTAAAAAATTACGTTTTTAAATTATTAAATTGTCAGGGCGGTGGCCGTACTCATGGACTAGACGGAAGCATACATATTGACAACGATTTTCAATTTACAGAAGAAGGTTACGGATTTATGACATTCTGTTATTTTCCGCACAAAGAATGGGATGCAGAATGGGGTGGAGAAATTCAATTTTTTAACGAAAAGGGCGAGATAATCGCTGCATATCACCCAATGCCTAATACTGCTATTGCATTTGATAGCAATATTCCGCATCGAGGATTAGCACCAACAAAAGAATGTCCGCATTTAAGAAAATTTGTTACTATGAAGTTACAAGTCGACAAAGCATGGGGAACAAGTTCTGTTAATTTTTCAGAAATTAAAAAATTAGACAACAATGAGTAAAATTACACTAGCTCAGTTTCAAAATCAACTGGTAAGGACAGACAATGTTCCGTCTGTTGAAGGAGCAAAAGTTCCTCGCACAATAAGGCCGTTGAAAAAAACGCCAATAAAACCGCTCAATGAACGAATTCTTTTAGTTGATCCTGCCGTAGGAGAAGAAAGAATGAACATTTGTAAAAGTTGCGAGTCATTTGAAGACTGGGGTTGTAAAGTTACAAATAACTTTTTACCTAAGACTACAAGACAAAAAGGAATGCATTGTCCTAAAGGTTATTGGGCATCAAAATGGGATTAATATGTCAGTTATAAAAATTGGATACGTGCCGTGGTTTGAAAAATCTCCTTACACTGATCAAGGATCTGTGAACTACTATGGTTGGAATGAAGTTGTAAATTTTGAGTTAGAAAAAATCGACACGTGGAAAAATTCATCTGCTGGATTTATGAAATGTCCTGCATTTGTAAAATATGTAGATCAAACATGGGTAATCAAGTCTCCTATTGACTTAGATATACGTTGGGATGATACTAACAAAGTTCTACATAGCAATCTTCCTGAAATGGCGCACAATGCTATGATAAGAACGCACTGGGGAGACTTTGATGTTGAAAAAGACAGGCCGATTGTTGCTATTAATAGTTCATATTTGTTTGTAGCAGACGATGATGTTTGGATTGATTTTTTACCTCCTTTTAATAGTATTGACCCTGGATGGCGTTTAATGCCTGCAAGTTTTAATATTAACACATGGCAACGTCCAGTAGTTCCAACATTTGAATTGTTAGCAAATGAAATTAATATAAAACGAGGGCAACCTCTTGCTTATATAAAATTTAGAAGTAAAAATCCACAAGACTTGTTTAAACCAATTAAACAAGAAAGAACAGAAGAATTAGAACATTTAGCAAATTCATGCGTTACTATTAAAACATATCAACCTAATCTAAGTTGGCAAGTTGTTGCTGGAAATATTCCAAATAATCAACGCAAAGGTAAAAAATTAGTAAAAACAGAACCGTGGATTTGTAAATTTTTTAGATTTATACTAAGAAAATGATCAAGTCAGTTTGTATTTTAGGCGGCGGTACTGCTGGACTTATAACCTCAATGATTTTAAAAAAGTGGTACCCTAATATTGATGTAACAGTCATAGCAAGTTCTAATATAGGTATTGTTGGTGTTGGCGAAGGAAGTACTGAACACTGGTCTACATTCATGCGAGCTGTTGATATTAAGCTCAAGGATCTTATAACAGAAACTGGTGCTACTTTTAAAACAGGAATTAAATTTGAAAATTGGAATGGTGATGGAAAATTTTATATGCATTCTTTACATGCCAATTACACTGAACCTATTCCGTCAGGTGTGCCTGCTATTATGATTCAGTTAATGGTAGATAAGGCAGAACATTTAACACCAGATAGCATATTAAAATCAATACATTTTCATCCACTAACATCTACTGTTAATCAATATCATTTTGACACATATAAACTCAATAACTTCTTTCATAAGAAAGCTGTTGGGATGGGTATTAAATTTGTTGATGACGATATTTTAGATGTTGTTTTAGATCAACAAGGCAATGTTGAGTCTTTAATTTCTGCTGGAAACAAATATACTGCTGACTTTTTTGTAGATTCTAGCGGATTCAAACGAATTATTGCATCTAAGTTAGGAGGCAAATGGAAAGATTGTAAAGACTATTTGCCTATGAATAGAGCCTTTGCTTTTCCAACACCTGGAGAACAAAAAATTCCATCTCATACTTTAAGTAGAGCGTTGTCTAGCGGATGGATGTGGAGAATTCCTACACAAGAACGTTATGGGAATGGTTACGTGTTTTCAGATAATTTTTTAAACGATGATCAAGCATTTGCAGAAATACAACAATACTATCCACATGAAGTAGAGGTAAAGAAGAGTTTTAAATTTTCAGCTGGATATCTTGAAAATCCGTGGATTAAAAATTGTGCCAGCATCGGTCTTTCTGCATCGTTTGTAGAACCACTAGAAGCAAGTAGTATAGGCACATCAATACAGCAGGCATTTGGATTAAGTGCAGCTCTACTAAATTGGATTCCTGGCGACAATGCTACCGCTGAAAAATATAATAATCAGTTTAGCAAAGTATCTCAAAATATCATTGATTTTGTGCAAATTCATTATTTCACTAAACGTAATGATTCTGCGTTTTGGAAAAGTTGTAAACACGATATAAAGTTAACGGATTTTAATAAAGAAACGTTAGAGTATTTTAAAAATGTCATTCCTCTCCGTTCTCATTTTGCAGAACCTTTTATTTTATTCACAGAACAAAATTGGCTTCAGATTATGTATGGGCTTGATTTGTTCAACATGGCATCTATAACCAATATTTGGATGGGACAAGATCAAGGTCTTATAGATGAAGCTCGTAAAAAAATCTCCAATGTTCGTTTATATCAAGATGCTGAAAAAGCGTTTAATCACAGAGCAGCACTTGACTATATAATGTCTGATAAATTTAATGAATAAAATAGTTATCTTAGGAGGAGGATCTGCGGGCTGGCTAACAGCATTGTTTATAAAGGCTAACTGGCCGGCTTGTGATGTTGTAGTTATTGAAGATCCAAATACGCCACCTATTATTGCTGGTGAAAGCGGATCTGCATTACTTAATAAATTATATAACTTTTTAGGCATTAATTTTGACGAGTGGATCAAGGCAACAAATGCCATGCCTAAGCTAGGAGGCAAGTTTACAAATTGGAACGGTGTTGGTACAGACTACGTTCACGGTTTAATACCGGATTGGTATAAATTGCAATATGATGCAGAGTTTCCTGAGTTTGGAAAAAATAACGACTATGTGGCTTGTGCTATTGTTGAAGGAATAAAACAAGAAAATATCTACTACAACGGCCGTTTGCAACGAATAAACAAACTTCCAATAACAGCATCTGGTGACAATTCTCTTAAATTTAATTTGTTAACTATGCCAATGTGGCATTTTGACAGTAGGGCTAATGCTGATTTTTTAAAAAAGTTAGGATTAAAACGAGGTATTTCTCTTATTGAAGGAAGATATCTAGAATCAGTTAGATTAAAAACAGGCGGTATAGCAAGTCTTAAATTAGACCACGACAGGGTTGTTGTTGGCGACTGGTTCATTGACTGTTCAGGGTTTGCTAGACTGTTATTGCACAAAGTAATAGGCGAGCCGGTTGTTGATTTAACAAAATATTTTCCTGCAAGACAAGTAGTTGCTTGGTGGGAAGATAATCCAAAATTAATTAATTATACTAACATTGAAGCCATGAAATATGGATGGAAATGGGGTATAAATTTAAAACATCGTTCTGGGAACGGTTATATCTTCGATCCTGATTTAATTTCTGTTGATACAGCTATTCAAGAAATAGAACAATCTGTTGGTAAAAAAATTGAACCTGTTGCTAATTTAAAATTTACACCAGCGCAGTTAGAAAATTCCTGGCGTGAAAATGTTATAGCAATTGGCCTTAGTTCTGGATTTTTAGAACCGTTAGAATCTAATGGTTTAATTGTTGTTGTGGCACAACTAGAACATTTAAGTGAGTATTGGTCTCCTAATATGGAACACAATTCCATAACACAGCGATTATTTAATCAAGATTTTTTGAATAGGATGAATGATATTAGAGACTTCCTCGCTATGCACTATCGAGGTCACAGAAGAGATACTGAATTTTGGCAACAACATGCCAGGGATAAAACAAGAATTCCTGACAGTCTGCAACATCGCCTTGACTTATTTTCTGAGGGATTTTTGGGATTAGGTAACACTCCAAGTTACGGATTCGAAAGCTATACCGTAGTTGCACAGGCACTGGATTTAATCAATGTGGAAAAATTAAAGAACCGTTTGTTGTCAAAACGCCCAAATATACTCGAAGATTTTAAAAGACATTACTCCGTTTTGTCAAAAGAAATTGATAATATCTGTGATGTGTGTTATACTGTAGAACAGTGGAGAAATATAGTTTATGGACAAGATTGACACAATGATAGTCCTCGGGGGAGGAACAAGTGGGATGATTACCGCGTTAATGATGAAAACTCAATACCCAGATAAAGATATTAGGGTTATTGAAAGTTCTGCTGTTGGAATTATTGGAGTAGGAGAAGGTGCAACTGAGCACTGGCATCATTTTTGTGATTTTATAGGTATACCTTTAGAAGAAACACTAGCCGAATGCGGCGCTACTTTAAAGGCAGGAATAAAATTCAGCAACTGGGGAGTACCTGATTATTATCATGCAACTTGTGAACCTTATTCTCAAGCTGCAGGAGATTATCTTGCTGTGTATGCTCTTATGATTAGCCAAGGTGCTAGTCCTATTGATATTATTTTTGATAGACGATGTGTTAACAATGAAATACCAGTTGGTTGGTTAGAAGGTACAGCAGCATGTCCTGTAAATCAATTTCATTTTAATACATTCAGTACCAACGACTACCTACATAAACTTTGTAAAAATAGAAATATACCTGTAATTGATGATAAAATCACTGATGTAGAACTAACTGATGACGGTTATATTAAAACTCTTCACGGAGGCAACGATTCATATTCAGCAGATTTTTTTATCGATTGTTCAGGATTTTCAAAATTATTAATCAGCAAATTAGGTGCAAAGTGGGTTAGTTACAAAGATCACTTATGGTTGAATAGTGCTATTGCCTTTCCAACCGAAGACACCGATGAATATCCTGTATGTACCCAAGCAACTGCATTAGATTACGGATGGATGTGGAACACTCCTGTTAGAGGAAGATGGGGAAATGGTTACGTATTTTGCGACAAGTACATTGATTTTGATCAAGCACAAGCAGAAGTAGAGCGTGTATTAGGTAAAAAAGTTAATATTGCTAAAAAGATTAAATTTGAAGCAGGCAAGTTAGATAAAGCCTGGATTAAAAATTGTGCCAGCATTGGGCTTTGTTCTAGCTTTGTGGAGCCGCTCGAAAGCTCTGCTATTAGTCAAACAGTTCTACAGGCATTTTTAATTACAAACTTATTACCTTGTTGGCTTAACAATAATGAAGAAATAGCAGAAATTTACAATGACAAGTGTGATAACTTGTGTGAAAACATCTTAGATTTTATTGCTGTACACTATGTTAGTCCGCGAGAAGATACAGCCTTTTGGAGGGATCTTAAAGATAATCGTGAACAATGGATGCCGCAATCGTTAAAAACAAAACTGGCCAAGTGGGAAAAACGATTGCCTATGGTGGTTGATTTTAATAAGCAATACAGTTTATTTGCTGCGTCTAATTGGATAGTTACACTACACGGAATGCAACTAATAAAACGAGAAAATGTTGAAAGAGAAGTATCTATGTTATCGCCGTACATTAAGATTCGATCTCAAGAAATTATCGATGTGAATAAAAAACTAGAACAAGAACTAGTACACATGCCTCATAAGAAAATTCTAGAATTGTTTTTAGAAAAATATAAAGAACATATGGAAAAAATTCAAGGATTTCAAAATGTTCATCAATAATTTAAATTTGTTTCCCATACTAGTTCAAAAATACAAAATTGAACCTTCACAAGAGGAATATCAAGTGTTTGATACATACCTCAATGCCCTGTTTAATAGAGCAACCGAAGATGCGTGGGCATTAGAAACTGGGAAATCAACAGGCGAATACAATCTATTTTTACACGAACGACCCGAATCGCAATGGTTAATGCCCAAAGTGTTTGAATGTGTATATCACTACTGGAGCGCCTTACATTACAGGACCGGTGCCAAAATTGAATGCACAAGTGCATGGGCTAATTCTCATAAATTTGGACAGGTAACCGGCGAACACAGTCATTGCGGTGGTGCAGTTAGAGCACACATATCTGCTGCTTATTATTTTAAAAAACCAGCATTATCCGGAAATATAGAATTTGTAGATCCACTAGAATATATACATAAAATGACGCCAATACATGAGTATAGCGAATATACTCCTGTTGGCATTTCTCACATGTATACGGAAGTAGATGCATCGCAATTTGAGTTAGTTTTATTCCCAAGTTGGTTAAAACACAGAACTCAAACTAGTCAAACAAACGATGAACGAGTTTGTGTGAGCATGAATTTTATAGGGCATTATTAATGAAAACAGATAAAATTGTTGTTGTAGGAGGCGGAAGTGCCGGTTGGATGACTGCTGCAACACTAATAAAGAATTTTCCAAATAAAAAGATTTGTGTAATTGAAAGTAAAGACGTCCCAATAGTCGGTGTTGGAGAAAGTACGTTAGGTCAAATAAACGAATGGCTATATACGCTAGGCATCAATGAAGACGATTTTATGAAAGATTGTGATGCTAGTTTAAAATTAAGTATTAAATTTACTGACTGGGGCGGCAAAGGAACTGGTGCATTTCATTACCCGTTCGGTGATCCTTGGGCAGTAGGAACTAAGTTTGGGCTAAATGACTGGTTTATAAAGAAAACCATGTATCCCGATACACCAACATCTGATTTTGTAGATTGTTTTTATCCTGCAATGCCCTTGGTTTATCAGAATAAAGTAATTAAAAATGAAAACAATGAACTTCCTGGATTTAGATATCTCAGTGACGTTGCTTATCACTTTGATGCTACAAAATTTGGTGCATGGTTACGAGACAAGTTTTGTATTCCTAGAGGTGTCAAACACATTGTTGGTACAATAAAAGAAGAAATTACTACGGACGACACTGGTGTTCAATATTTAGAACTAACCACAGGCGAAAAAATAACAGCAGATTTATATATTGACTGTACTGGTTGGAAGAGTTTATTGTTAAAATCATTAAATGTTCCTTTTGAAAGTTATGCAGATATTTTACCTAATAATGCTGCTTGGGCAACTAGGGTTCCATATACAGATAAGATCAAAGAACTCGAAGGTTATACAAATTGCACCGCAATTCAAAATGGGTGGGTTTGGAATATACCTTTATGGTCGCGCATTGGCACTGGCTATGTTTTTAGCGACAAATATATTTCTAAAGAAGATGCTCTTGAAGAATTTAAAGATTACTTGAAAAATGATAGGGAAGTTCGTATACCCGAAGAAGTAGTTGATAAATTGGAGTTTAAATTTATTTCAATGAGGATAGGAATTCACGATGAACTATTCCATAAAAATGTCTGTGCAATTGGATTATCTGCAGGATTCATCGAACCTTTAGAATCAAATGGATTATTAAGTGTTCATGAATTTTTACATCATTTAGTTAAAACACTATCTAGAGATAATATTGCTTATTTAGACAAAGCAGGATTTAACATTGCCTGCAAAGCCTACTTTAGATCTTTTGCTGAGTTTGTTAGCGTTCACTATTTGTTAAATCAAAGAGAAGATACTGTGTATTGGAAAGAAGCAAAAGAAAGACGCTTTAAAACAAAACACGATCCTGGTGAATATATGAATTTTG